ACATATGAACCAAGAGCTGAAATCATTAGTGTTACAGCATCTGCTAAAGATAATGACAACACAGTAAATGTAGTTGTAGTATTCTATGTAAGAAATTCAGAAATTCCAGTAACGTTGGATTTATTATTAACAAGGGTAAGATAAGATGGCCAAATCAGTAAAAACACCTATAACAGAATTGGATTTCGATTCAATTAAAACGCAGTTGAGGACTCACCTCAGCACACAGACTCAATTTAAAGATTATAACTTTGAAGGTTCAAACATGAGTGCACTACTCGATGTACTAGCATTCAATACCTTCCAAAATAATTTCTATACAAACATGGCACTCAATGAGATGTTCTTAGATTCGGCCGTCCTAAAGAACTCAATTGTTTCCCATGCTAAAGAATTAAATTATATTCCAAGGTCTCGTAAATCTGCTCGAGCAAGAGTTAATGTTACTATCACAGATGAATTTGAAACAGCATCTACAATTACCATTCCTACATATTCAAATTTTAGTTCAAACTATCAAGGTGAATTATTTAACTTCGTAACTAATGAAACATATGTTGCAAGACGTACAGCACCTGGTGTTTATGTCGCAGAAAATGTAGAATTGTTTGAAGGTCAAATGCTTTCAAGTTTCCAAAGAGAAGGATTCATCGTTGATGAAGATGGAGTATTACGTGTTCAATTAACAAACAATGAAGTTGATACTGATTCACTCGTTGTATTCGTTGACGCAGAAGCAACTGAAGACCAAAATGTATTTACAAGAGCGAATACAATTTATGGAGTTAAATCAGACGATAAAGTATTTTATTTAGAACCTTATCTCGATGATAGGTATGCTATTTACTTTGGTAAAAACGAATTTGGTTTACAACCCGAAGAGTTCGAAGATGTACGTGTAAGATATCGTATTTGTTCAGGTGTTGAAGCCAATGGTGCAAATACTTTCTCAGCATCTTTTATTGATGGTGCAACAATTAGTGTTGAAACAATATCAGCAGCAACAGGTGGTGAAGAAAGAGAATCAATGGAATCTATTCGTTACTTTGCTCCTAAAGCATTACAAATTCAAGAACGCGCAGTAACAAATAATGATTACGAAGTTTTATTACAACAAGCATTCCCAGAAATTACAGCGGTTTCTGCTTATGGTGGTGAACAACTTGAACCACCTCAATTTGGTAAGGTTGCAATCTCTGTTTATATTTCAGACAACACTACATTAATTTCTTCAACAGCAGCTAATGCTTATATTAAATATCTTTCAGATAAGAGTCCTTTAGGTATTGAACCTTTCTTTGTTCAAACAGAATTCGTATATGCAGACATTGTTGTTGATGCAACATATAGTAATAAAGCAACAGACAAGAGTTCAGCAGAACTTGAAGCATTAATACGTAGTACAATTCAAACATATTCAGACGATAAACTTGAAAACTTTAATAGAACATTTAGAGAATCTCAGTTGTCTGGATTGATTGATAGTGCTGATGAAGGTATACAATCAAACGATATTACAGTAATGCCTATTATTGAATACGCACCTGCAGTTAACGTTAAAACAGCACCTTCATTTAAATTTGAAGCAGAGCTTATTAAACCATATCCTTTCAGAAGTGCGAATGGATTTACAGATTACAAACCTGCTATCAAATCAAGTTCATTTGATATTTTAGGTGTATGTGTTTATTTACAAGATGATGGTATTGGAAATATGATGACAGTTACAGATGACGCAACCAACCCTCAGATTGTAAACCCAACCGCAGGAACAGTTGATTATACAACGGGTGAAGTAAAACTTACAAACTTTACAGTAGAATCATATCCTGGTAGCGCAATTAAGATTATGGCAAGAATGAAGAACGCAGATATTAAAGCACCACAAGGACGTGTGTTTATATTAAGAGATAATGATGTCGTAGTGAATATGACATTAGAAGAAAGAATATCACCAAGTACAGTAACTTCATCATCGACTATCGGTACACTGAGTACCGTAAGTAGTGGTGGAAGCTATTAATTAAAAAGAGAAAGTACTAATGGAAGTACAAAAAGATATAGCATTTTTTATCGAGCAACAATTTCCCGGCATCTATAGGGAAGATGGTCAAGAGCTTGTACAACTTGCTAGAGATTATTATAAATGGTTAGAGATTACAACTAATCAATCTAACTATGTGTCTCGTCGATTCTTTGAATATAAAGATGTTGATACTACTATTAAAGAACTTTTAATATTTTATCAGAAAAAATATCTCGCTGACCTTGAACTCAAACCAACCATTGTATCTTTCTTAGTTAAAAATATTCTCGACCTTTATAGAAGAAAAGGTACACCCGGTGGTATCGAATTATTTTTTAGTATCTTTTATAAAGAATATGATATTGATGTTATCTATCCTGCGAAAAGGATGCTTAAGATTTCTAATAGTACTTGGAAACAAGGTGTATATCTTCAAATGTTTCCTAACGATAATTTCTTTTTATCGAAAACAGATGTCGAATATAGTTATGCAGATTTAATATCTCGTAATATTACTGGTAGCGCATCTGGTGCTAAAGCTGCGGTTTCAAAAATTAACTTTATTATTCTAAATGGTATTAAAACACCAATCATTTATATTGATGAAGTACAAGGAAACTTCGATAAGTATGATGATATTATTACAAATATTAATGGTGAAGTGATATCTTTCGGTAAAGTTAATGGTTCACTTAATGGTATCGACATTGACTTAACATATAAAGGAACAACAGGAAACGAAATCGGTGATAAGTATATTGCTAAATCAAGTCGTGGAAGTGGTGGTGATGTAATTGTTACCGAAACACAAGATAAAATAACAGGTCAAATTGATTATGAACTTGACAATGGTGGTTACGGTTATACAATAGATAACACTAGGTTATTAGTTTCAAATCAAACATTAATTTTAGATAATGAAGATTTAACTTTTACAGAATATGAAAGAATACAAGATACCGCAGGAACTCAAGGTTATGTTGTAGGTCAATCACCTCAAGCAGTCGGGATATATATTACGTCAGCATCCCCTGCAAAATTTAATGGTGTTGAATCAATCACAACACTTGACCGTGTCGATGCTCAAGGAAATCCAGATAATGTTACTTTAACGTTTGATGCTTTCTCAGATAGAAATGATTCTTCACCTGGTCCTTTATATCCGGATACAGGATTAGCAACCGATGTTAAAGTTCGTTCATTAACAAACATTTCAACTGCATCAGTTATTACTGACCAAGTTTTACCTTTTGTTGCAACGAATATTAATGCAGCAGATTATGAAGCAACCGCACCTATGAGTGGTAGTGCTTCACCAGTTAATTTAACAACACCTTTAAATCAAGCATTCGACATCCAGGCTTTACAGATTGGTAAGATTACAGGATTTGATAATATTAATCCTGGCACAGATTATACTAATGACGTTTTTGCAAGAGCAAAAGACGATGTATTCTTTAACTTTGATAGAAGAAATCAGATTATAAGATTCCCACTTCCTGGTGATGCTGGTGTATTCTCAATTGGTGAAATCATTACAGAGAAAAACACAAGTATTCAAGGTGAAGTACGAGCAATTAATACAGAACAAGGTTGGGTATCTGTAACACCATTTGATTATTACGGATTTAGTGGTACAAATAATATTATAAGAGGTAACGGAGACGAAGTTACAGTTGTAGGTATTCAAGTAGATTATAACAGTCCACGTATTGGTGATAATGCAAACATTAATACTACAACCGAATTTGCAACAGGGCGTATTTCTAAAGTTGCAGTAGAGAATTCTGGTTTTGGATATGTTGATGGTGATGCTGTCGAAATTGTAGATGAGAATAATAATATACAAGCAATTGGTACATTAAGTGCAAATACACAAGGTGTTACTGGTGGTTACTGGGCAGATTTCAGTTCTCACTTAAACGGATATATTCCTAGTGAAGCAAACAATCAAATACTTGAATATTTCACATCAGGACAAAGAGTACAAGACAGTGATTTCTATCAAGAATATTCATATCAAATTAAATCAACTCTTGATAAAAGTCAATATGAGAAACTATTAAAACAAAACGTTCACTTAGCTGGTTCTAAGATGTTTGGTGATTTCATTTATAAAGTTGAGATACCATTTAACACTAAGACTAGATTTATGAGAATGTTTAATGATGATGGAAGTGGTTCACCACTTGACCAAGCGAATGTTGTGAATTTAGAAGCATCAGTAACAAACTTCACTGTTGATTCTACATACATAACTGCAGACCATGTGAACAATGGTGGTTGGACAGGAAGTAATACACTAGATTTAAATTCTCTTGGTGTAAGTGATACCAACGGAAATTATCCAAGTACAACAACAATAACGGTGAGCTAACATGCCAACAATGAGAATCCAATCAGACGGTGACCCTTATCCAGCTAAAGCTGGAGTAACGGTATTAACCAATGATGGAACGACTGCTCGTTCAGGATTTGGGGGAAATAATCAAATTTCAGACCAAACACATGATTTTCAATTTGAATATCGTGGAGGTCAGAATACTGAGAATCCTCAAGCAACAACATTGGGCGCAATGGGATGTGCACTAAATGGTGTAGTATTATTTAATCCTAGTGCTGCTCCAGGACCCTTACCAGGTGGAAATCAACCACCAGCTCAAGGGTTTACCTATAACGCAGTATTTAATGAATCTGCTTATGGTGTAGATGCATGTGGTGGACACCCAGAACAAAATGGTGAATATCATTATCATTCTGGTTCATTCTTAATTAATTGTTGGAATGACCCAAAGTTTATTGGTGCTAATCCATATTATAATGATACCGACAACAGTGGAGATAATTTTAGACACACTGATGGTCACAGTAAAATCTTAGGATTTTGCTTTGATGGTTATCCTTTATATGGACCTTATGGATATTCAAATCCAAATGATAACACGAGTTTAGTAAAACAATTGTTAAGTAGTTGGCAGACACTTGCAACTGAAGCAACAGGTAGAGGATTTACTTATGCACAAGAACCTGCAGGAAGTTTTGTTCAAGACTACGAGTACGTAGATGGATTAGGAGATTTAGATGAGTACAATGGAAGATATTGTATTACTCCAGATTATCCAACAGGAACTTACGCATATTTCTTAACATTTGAAAACGGTGATTTTAATTCACCAGCCTTTCCATATATTTTTGGATTGAGTACAAAAGAACAAAGAGGCGTTTAACGCCTAATAAATATTAAATTAAATATTTTAAATAGAGGACGCTATGGCCAAGCAAATTATTAATATAGGAGCATCTGCGAATGATGGGAGTGGTGACCCAATACGTAATGCTTTTGATAAAACAAACGACAACTTTAACGAATTATATTTCGCACTTGGTGGACCAAACCAAGCGACATCCATGTTTAATGGAGATGGTGAACTTGACTTCCCAGGCAAGGCACACAAAATATCTTTCTACTATGCTACAAAGGCAGAACTTGACGCAGTTAATGCAAGTACATATCACGGAGCAATAGGACACGCTCATGATACAGGAAAACTTTATTATGCTCATAACGGAGCATGGAATCAACTTGCAAACTATTCAGATTTATCTTCACTAGCAGTTACTGAAGCATTCACAACAATATCAATCGCTGGCCAGAATGATGTTGTCGCTGATAGCGCCACTGATACACTTACTCTAGTTGCTGGTACAAATATCACCCTTGAAACTGATGAGAACGGAGATTCAATTACAATTACTGCAGCAGGTGGTGGAGGTAGTGGTTCTTCAAACTTCACTGGATTATCTGACACACCTTCTTCTTTAGGAAGTGCTAATCAATATGTAAGAGTTAATGGTGCTGGAAACGCATTGGAATTTGCAACTCTACCTACTGGTTATGCAGATGGTGATGTAGATACTCATTTAAATACTTCAACTGCACAATCAGGTCAAGTATTAAGTTGGGACGGTTCTGATTATGATTGGGTTGCACAGTCAGGTGGTGGTGGAGGTGGTGGCTCAGTTGCTATGACTGACATTACTGATACGACAATTACAAATCCACAAAGTGGAGATATTCTAACTTATTTCCCAAATGATAGTACATGGAGAAACGTAACATTCACTCCATCTTTCGCAGATATAGACCAACAACCAGCAGGTTCAACTGATAAAGCATTATTTGAAAATATTTTCGAAAACGCATCGACAGTATTAACCGTATCAGCAAACGGTACAACTGCATATCGTTTTGACCAATATGGAACAACAGACAATCCAACTATTTACGTAAAAGCTGGAACAACAATCGGTTTCGATTTATCCTATGACACAGGTGGAACACATCCATTTAAAATTCAAACATCAGGTGGTGTTGATTATAATACTGGATTAGTTGCTTTACAAGAAGGAAGCAAATACGAAGGAAGTAACGCACAAGGTACCTATGCAGGAACATTATTCTGGAAAGTACCAGCATCAATTTCTGGTAATTACAAATATGTTTGTTCATCTCACTCAGGAATGACAGGAACAATCGTTGTTGAAGCTGCCGCAGGTGGTGGAGGTGGTGGAGGAAGTTCCGCTACTCGAAATACTGAAGCTGAAACAACAGGTTCAATTGCGGATGGTGCAGCAGGTAATGTTGCTTACGCAGATTTAGGTGTTTCATATGTTCTTTATTCAGTACAAACTGATAAAGCCGCGTGGGTACGTATCTACGATGAAGTTGCATCAAGAACAGCAGACGCATCAAGAAACCAAGGAGACGACCCTGCTGAAGGTTCAGGTGTAATTGCAGAATTTATCACAGGTGGTGCTGCAACAGTTAAAGTAACACCAGGTGTATTTGGTTGGGTAGGAAACAGTGAAACCACTGTACCAGTCTCAGTAACAAATTTAAGTGGTTCAACAGGAACCGTACAGGTAACAATAACAGCATTAACATTAGAGACTTAATAGATGGCAATCGACAAGTCAGCACAGTTTATATCAGAAGAACTTTTTAAGGTTATTCCTCATGAAGCAGATTCTAATGGTAGAAAAAATTACACAATTCTTTTAAGCGAAGGAACTGACTGCGAGGCTTTTTGTGAAGATTTAAATTCACAAGGATTTGAGTGTGTTGCTAATCCTTCTTCGTTTCATAGAGTATGCGCGTTTAAATTTACTGAAGAAGAAGCAAATACTATTTCAGAAAGAGATGATGTAGAGAGTTTAGATTACCAAAGAGACTTCGTACTTAATAGTTATAACCCACAAAATCGTAACGGTAAAAC